GAGAAATAAATAAATTCCATTCAACATTCATTGACTCCATTCAACGTTATGTCCACAAAGGTAGAATACATTCTGAAATAAATCAACTAAGATCTGACCAAGGCGGAACTGTATCAGGACGTTTATCATACTCAAATCCTAACCTGCAACAGATTCCTGCAAGAAATAAAGAGTACGGAGATAAAATTAGAAGCTTGTTTTTACCTGAAGAGGGAAAACAATGGGGTAGTTTCGACTACTCACAACAGGAGCCTAGAATTGTTGCTCATTACGCAATTTCTGTAAATAATGCATTTCAAAGATCCGGGGCAGAGAAATTTGTTGAAGCTTATAAAAATGAAGAAGCAGACTTTCACCAGATTGTAGCTGACATGGCGGGCATAACCAGATCTCAAGCAAAAACAATTAACCTTGGATTATTTTATGGAATGGGAAAAAACAAATTATCAAAAGAATTAGGTATTACCAAAGAAAGAGCTGAAGAATTACTTAGAAAATATGGAGAAAGAGTGCCTTTTGTTAAGGGATTAGCAACTGAAGTAACGAATAGTGCTTCAAAATTTGGTTTTATTCGAACAGTAGGGGGTCGTAAATGCAGATTCGACATGTGGGAACCTGCTTCTTTTGGAATGAACAAGGCTATGCAGTATGAGGAGGCTAAGGCGATTTATGGAAACAACATTAGGAGGGCTTTCACATACAAAGCTTTGAATAGATTAATCCAAGGATCTGCTGCAGATCAAACAAAACAAGCCATGATAAATTGTTACAAGGCAGGTTTTAAACCATTATTACAAATTCACGATGAACTATGTTTTTCAATTAACGAAGAATCTGAAATTACTGCTGTAAAAGAAATTATGGAAAATGCAATTGATACATTAAAAGTTCCATCTAAAGTAGACATTGCCTTAGGTAAATCTTGGGGTGAAGCTAAAGAATAATTGTTTTAGTTAATGTAAAAATTTATCAATTTTTTTTTCAAATTTATAATTTGATTTTTTTAAATCTTGGCAGATATCATCGAACAAATGCCATAAATCTATTTCACTTTTTTTTAATTTTTTAAAACCACCAACAAAATGAGCTTTACTTGAAATTAGATCTTCTATTATTTTAATATCTTTAACAGACAAATAAACTTTAACACCTTTAACTTTTTTTTGAGACATAGATAGCCTAAAGAATAATTGAAAAAAATAAAAAATGCTAGTTTTTTTAACTAGCAACGTCTAGAAGACCTTTTTTTGCGTCTTCCACACTTTGATCATTGATCTTTTTTCTAAGATCTTTAATTTTTATATCCATCCACTTCATATCAGTAGTCACTCTACCCTGCGCTAACGCTTGTGTTGCCCACTTGGACTCCAACTGAAGTTTTTCCGATATCAACTTTTGTAGTGCCATTTCGGTCTACCTCCTCAAAGGTTAAGAAAAGGACATTGGGATCATGGAAACCAGGGCCTTCTCTCTCTGTTACGTCACCTGAGTCAACCTTCTTTACAAAATCCTCAAGGACGGCCTTATCGTTCTCAGCCTCAAGCATCTCATCGACATATATATTTTTATAGTTTGCTTGGACTCGATATAGCTTCATGTGTTATTATATATCAAAATGTGATGATATTGCAATACTATGCTGAATTAAGGGGTTTACACTCAAATCTGATGGCTAATTTTTCCTCATTTATTCGTTCTAAACCGTAATTTTCATCCTCAGTAAGTAATTTAAGGGTTTTTTGAGAGACTGCATAACCCGCAATTGCACAATCATAATGACTTGTGAACTGATATCCTGGAATATGTGGATCAATACACTTACCAGTTATCATACTGCAAAGATGTAAAACTAAAATATACTTCATTATCCTATATTATCCTACCTTATTATTTACTTGCATATCCCATAAAAATATATATATAAGCAGGGGTAATGAATAAGAGTATCATAAATAAAAACAAAAATAAAGGGAAACAAAATGGCTAAGAAAAAGATACATGTAATTTTAACTGAAGAAGAAATTACAAATATTTTAAATAGATTTTCTGTTGGAATGCTATCAGATAATCTAGATGAAGAAGATAAAAATTTGGCAAGAAAATTAAATTTTGCCTTACAAAAAATTGAAAGCGAGCAGAAATAATGAAATCAAAATCTGAAGCTTTTAATGATTGGGTGAACGAAATGGACAAGGTACTTTCTGAAACTCAAACTATAACAATAGATGGTCAACCGATGGAAGCATCTGATGATCATTTTAAATCACAAATAAATAAACTTGCAAAAGTTCCGCTAGTCCTAGATGATCAGGCTGTGTACCCACTTAATTTGTGGACTACTTCTGATTTAGTCCATAGTGAAATTGATGCAAAAAATATGGAGAATGAATAATGTCTAAAGCAAAAATAAAAGACGATAACGTAATACACGTTACAAGAGACTACGGTATGTTTAAAACCGTAAAAGGTAATCGAGCAATTGACGAAAGTCACGTCAAGAGATTGATTAGAGAAATGAAAAAGAAGGATTTAGAACTCCCAATTTTCATTAATGAAAACGATGAAGTAGTTGATGGTCAACATACTTTAGAGGCACGTAAACAGTTAAATAAACCTATTAAATACATAAGAGGTAAATTCGAAAATGAATTTGATGTTGCTGTTATGAATGCTAATAGAAAAAATTGGCCGATGACTGCTTACTTAAATTTCCACATTGAGAATGGAAAAAAAGATTACCAAATCGTTAAAGCAATGACAAAACAATATTCTTTACCTTTAGAATGTGCTTTGTTTATTTTAGCGGGCGGTTATTCTATGTGGAGAGAAACAAGAGATGATTTTAAATCTGGTAAATTTAAAATTACTCACTTACAAAGATGTAATGATATGGGGTCTTCTTTGATGTATTTAAAAAATAATTTTAACATTAAGTTGACTAGAGGTTTCATCACTGCATATGCGGTGGTATCGGAGCATCCTAGATTTAAATGGGACCGATTTAAAAATGCTTTGAAAACAAAGTCTGCGTTATTGTTGCGAGGTACAAACACAGAAGATTTTGTTAGAGTATTTGATAAAATATATAATGGAAATGTTCATAACAAAATAAATTTTGTTAGATATTTTATTGATAGGGATTACCAAAAAGATGAAGACCAAGAATAGAAAGGGCACCAATGGACATAAACAAATGGAAATCCTGTGCCGTTGACATTGATACTTATTGCATTTTACGTGCAATGGGTAGTCACGGCTTTAGGAAACCCGCATCGATGATTGCTAAAATTACCGATGATGAAGTTAAAAAAATTGCTAAAAAGCAAAATGTTTCGTACGAGAAGACGAAAGAAAGTTTACTATCTCAAGGGCGCAAGCTGTTGAACGGTAAATAATGGCCATGTTGAGCGGTGCCCGGTAGCCTGGGCCCGTTCAATTAAATACTTGCAAAGTTCTCAAATCACCTATAAAGTAAGATATCGTATTCCAAATCACCTAAATGAAAAAGTGGGGTTAATCACTTTACATTCAATAATCACGAAAAACTTTAATTAACTTAATTTTTGAGAGGTTAAAGGTGTATGGGTACGATATTTTTGTTTTTAGACATTTCCCGATTATTTGGGAAACTTACATGCGGAGACTATCCATTCCATATCTTTTCCCCTCCGCATGTAAAATAATGGAAGATCTAGATAGTATAACTCAAGAAAAATTAGAAATTTGTCGTGGCCTTACAGGAGAGGAACGTTCTGAGTTTATAGAAAATCATTTGGATGATTATTATTTTGCCATGAATATTGTAACTAATCGAAAAGTATTAAGGCATTATCGTGAATTATTCACTAAACTTATTAAAGATTTTGGGCACTAATATAGCAAAAGAACTGCTTAACGAAAAACGGACACCGGAGGAACGGTTGTTCCAAGCAATTATATTACAAGCTTTTGAAGATGCTTTGAGTATGGGAGAACATAAGCATGACGCTTACTGTAAACAGGATAGTTATGACTGGTTTACTAATGACACAAAAAATTTTGATGATGTTTGTTGGTTCGCTAATTTTGAGCCTGAGATAATCCGGGCCAAGTTCAATGAGTTAATAACAAACAAACATGTAAAATATACAAAAGTTCAATTAAAATGGTTAAGATACCGTTGGTTGTATAAGGAATACCGGGCAAGCAAGGATAAGATACAGCGTAGAAGAATTTTAAAAGAGATTAAAAGCATTGAAGGTATAAAAAAAGCCCCCAAGGTTGATAAGAAAAAACATAAATGAAAAAAAACCTCGGGGGCAAGAGAGCAAATAATGATAAACACTATTTAAGTGATTTATAACACAGGACAACGGATCAGTAAACAATTTATCCTCCCCAAGCCCCGAGAGTGCTTAAAAGGGTTATATGGGCGATTAATGGGGTAAAATATCCTCCCCAGACCCCGAAAATTTATCCTCCCCAGGCCCCGAAAAATATTCTCTTATATAGATTATACAGACCCCTGATAAAGAAAAAGTACCCCATAGGGTAAATATGGTGTCCCTCGTGTCCCTCTAATCAAATAATACAATAATAACAATGCTTTAAGTACGTTTTTATAGTGTCCCTTTGGTGTCCCTATGGTGTCCCTCAGGGACACCTAACAATTAATATTGCTTAAAGAGATACCCTTCGCAACTTTTTAGAGGTGTTCTAATGTGTTAAAATAATCTATATAGTAGAAATATGGCCCAGATAAAAAAAATAGAAAGATCCGATAAAGACTTAACACCAAAACAAAGATTGTTTGTAGATATACTCGTTGCCAATTGGGGCGAGATCACTTACGCTGAAGCTTGCAAACAAGCAAAGTATGAGTGTAAAAATCCAACAGATTATTCTGCAATTGCTTCAAGGTTATTAAACAGAAGATTAAATCCTCATATAGCAAAATATTTAGATAAAAAATACGAAGAAGAAGTTAATAAGTTTTCAAAAGATAAATTAAAAAGATTTAGAAGATTAGATAAGTTATCAAAAGAAGCTGAGAAAAATAAACAATTTAACGTATCTGTCCAAGCTGAGTATAGATCCGGTCAGTTAGCGGGTATGTATGTTGATAAGAGAGAGGTCACTGTTTCGGGCCTTGAGGGTATGAGCCGTGATGAATTAGAAAATAAATTAAAAGAATTATCAACTAAAATAGACGGATACAATGCTAAAACAATTGAAGCGGAAGCAACCGAGATCAAAGAAATTGAAAATTAATAGTTTTAGTGATTGGGTAAAAGTTTTTAATGAAAAGCATAACCAACATTTAAAAACAAGTGTGGGGGTAGTCAGTGTCGAAACGAAAAATAACAGTAAATAAAAAAGCTAAAAATTGGCAAGACAGATATCCAATGATATCTTGCACATGGCTTGATATTTTATCCGATAGTTCCTGGCAATCTATTGATCAATTATTAAAATCTAATTTAGCAACTTGTGTTACTAAGGGCCACTTGTTATCTCAAGCAAAAGGGGTTACTAGAATTTTTGGTGATTATTCTGCAAATGAAAAAGGTGAGATTGAAGAAATAGGAAATACTACAATTATTCCAAACAGTGTTATAGTAAAGATACAAAAAATTTAGTCGAGGTTAAATGTTTGTTTACAATTATCCACTCCACAACGAGTACAAACAAAAAGCGGTAATCGAACATTTATAGGCATTCAGGATAAAATACCAGACCCCCTCGACTGAGCCAATTTTATTTAATTCAATTTTTTACTTCGTCTTTTAAAATTAAAGGGGTTTCACAAATATAAAAATGTACATCTCCCTTATCGTCAATCACTCGAAAAGCTGATCTTTTTTCCTCCGCTATTTCTTTAGTTTCATATTGTCCAACAATTCTAAAACTACTCTCCATGCTTTCGAACTCTTGCTCTCTTATTATTAAAAACATATCTATTTCCTCCTTCTTTGTAAGTTAAATATGTATTGGACGTAATTAGGGTCGTCCGTTCCCCTACTTGCATACATGACGGGACAATCTTCCAACCATGTTTCAAATTTTTTCCGTGTTTCGTTTTCATATCTTCTTGCGTGATTTTCCGATATGACCTCAGCAATTCTATGTCTTGTTTGATCGTTCATTGTGTCTTCTCCACTATTTCAAAAGTTATTGGTTTTGGATCCACCAAATCCACACCACCAAGCACAAGATAATCCTTATAATTATCAAACATATCTATGAAATTTAAAACATCACCTTCTTGCATGTGGTTAACCTCAAATTTTTTATTTTTAATTTCAAGTATTACGTCCCCACCGTCAACTTTTGTAGAAACCTCCTCAGTTTGAAACTGCCTTTTCAATGCTTGAGAAATTGCGCACGCATCACAATCTCCCGGAATACCTTTTTTTATATCCTCAGCATTTACGTTTATTTTATGTTTCATTCTAATTTCCCTCCTTCTTTGTGAACATACTCCTCGATATCTGAAAAAATACAGTTCATAGTTTCATCATTTAAATCTTCACTTGTTAAAACAACATCTTCATCATTTGGGTTCTTTAATATTATTCTCGTTCGATCCCACTGCCATGTTTTTTCTTTGCTCATTATTCCTCCAAATGTTCTAATAAATTAATTGCTTTGGCTACCCTTTTTGCTTCTTTATGATTAACACACATACAAAAAGTTCTAGTGTTTGTGTCCCCGAAATTACACATCACACAATTACCTTGCGCCCAGTAATAACCGTCTTTATTAATTTGTTTAATGTTGCTATCAGTTAGCGGTTCAAATATTGTTGCCATTATTCCTCCTCCCCGTCTTCATCTGTTTGTTTTATTTCGTCTCCACCGTATTCAGTTTGACTATCATCACCAAATTCAGTTCCTTTAAATGTAGCCTTAAATCTTTTTCCGGCCCCACCTCCTTCATAAGTGTATCCGTCTGTTAAGCTACAACCTAATGCAATGTCTTGAATTTCCTCCTCCGTTAACATTACATCACTCGCTATTTCATAGCTCCTAGTGTCTTGTGAATACTCCTCATAAGTATAATTATATTTTTTTGTCATTATTCCTCCTCCCCTTTTGCTCTGTTAAATGATTTTTCTAATTGCTCTTGTCTCCACTTATCTGTCTCCAAATTATCTAATTTTCTTACTATCCAAAATATTAAATAAATTGGTGATAAAAATAGTGTTATCAATAAAGTTGTTTTCATTATTTATCCTCCCTCTGTTTACATAAACCTTGCTCAATTAAATTTTCTGCGGTCCTTCCAAACCAACCCTGTAAACTCCAGGCCAGGCCAGTATCTATTAAATGTTGCCAAGCTTCCAATATTTCCTCTTGATCATCACACTCAATAAAACCCTCTGCAATTCCTGTTGCTGTAAAGTTATCCATTATTTTATCTCCTCCATTATTTCCCAGTCCATGTCCTCACACAAATATTCTAAAGGTTTAAATCGTACACCGTCTTTAATTTGATACATTACGGCTTCTCCTTTTTCATTTGTAATTATTTCGTTGTCTTCGTCCATTGCGTAAAACATAATATTTTCTACCGCAAAATGATTTGGCTTTTTTGTACTTGTTGCTATTAAATCCTTTACTGTTGTAAAATCTTTTGCCTTCATTATTTACCCTCCTCATATACTCCAACAGTTAATTGGAATTGACCCTCTGAACAAATTGCAAAACCCAAATCTTTTTTAAAATCATAAAGTTTTGAAATCATCTGTAAAAATTGTTTTACTGATAAAGCGGGTTCGTTGTCTGATCCAAGACCCGAGCTGTCCACAAACAAACCTCCATTGTCTAAAATTTTCCAACTAAACGGAAGATTTAATTTGTCCGCAATTGTTTTTGTGTTAAATCTTTTCCAACCTTTAGGAACATAATCCCCAAGATTTACGATTTTTTGCAACGGTGTAACAGATCCCTCTTTAGCTTGTTCTATATCTTCTTCCTCAAACTTTACGGGCTTGACTGCATTCCGTTTTGATTTTCTTCCTTGCTCTTTGTTTAATGCTACGATTGTTTCTATATCCATCATATATTTATCCTCTTTCCCTTTTTTTATGTTTTCTTTTGTTAGCTCAATGAGGCGGGTGACCCGCCCCAATTGAATTTTGTTTAGTAAGTCCAGTTCCATATTTTGTATGGGTCGTTTTTATCTTCTTCAAATTCCAGGTAGTAACCCGTTGCGTCACCACCCTTGCTATCATAAGCCTTAATCATTTTATTATTTAAATTAAATAATGCTTGTAAGTATTTTTTCTTATCCCCTACAATTTCTTCATTATCAATTTGCTCTTTAAGTTTTATGATCTCGTTTTTAATTCCTTCCATTGCAATTGTTAACGCAAATTCTGAAGGTCTTCCGTACTGCTCTTTTAAGTTTACTTTTTCATTCATTGTTTTTTCTCCTGTATTTATATTTATTAATTTATTAAACATAACCCACCATATCCCATACAAATAAGACAGTCAATACATAAAATAATTTTTTTTTCATTTTTTTTCTACCTACACGTGTATGTTTACTTTAGAATAATTCTAAATTAATCCTCTGAAAAATCTTTCCACCCGGCCCGCCTTCCATTATTTTTTTTTACCATTTTATCTATTGTGGCCCAGAGCTTATCCCAATCCCCTTTGCTCGCGATCCATTCCGCTAGAGTTGATTTACATGTCCCGTGAGTGACTTTAATTTTACCATTCCACAATTTTATTTTTATTTCTGCTGATCCCTTTTCCATTTATTCCTCCCTTCTTATATGTTTGTAATCTAAATAATTGCTACACCATTTATAAAAATCAGGATCGCAATCGTTCCAACATTCCGCAAATACTGAATCTTCATTTAACAATCTTCTAAATTCGTCCAATGCCTCCTCCTCTGTTCTCATTCAAATGTCCCTTCTTGTTGGCTTAGGTTTGGAAGCGCCTCATAAACGCTTCCAGTGTTGCAACCTACAGTTGAACTATCATAAGTCATAACCACACTGAGTGTTCTGTTATGCCAGTCTAAAAATGGATCTGATCCCATATCTTGACGTATATTTTTGAAATAAATTTTTCGATTGCTTCTACACATTTTTAATTTTTTGCATTGCAATCTTAAAAAATCTAAATCTTTGTTTATTTTCATTATGCTCTTGCCCCCTCATTTTTAAGACCGAATTGCTCAACCGCTTTTATTCTTTTTTCTTTTTCTTCATTGCTTAGACTGTCCCAATCTTCCGGGAAAGTTAGGCCCGCAATTTCGAAAAATCTTTTCTTTTGGGCTAACTCTTTGTCTTTGTCTGTTGCTAATAATCCAAACATCATTGAAACCATTGATGTAGTTTTCAGCATGTCGTTTGAGTTTTCTTGCTCAGGGCCTCTAGCTTTCGCTAGGGCCTTTTTGAACTCATCACGTTTTAGTCTGTTTTGTTTTCTAGGGTATCCGGCCCAGTCTTCAATCCAGTTCAAATGTTTAGCTGTTGTAACCGACCACACATTTTCACACACAACGACCTCACTTGAGTTTTTAGGTTGGAACGCAACGGGTGTTGAATAAGAGTAAAAAACTTTTATTCCGTCTTCCATTTTGAAATATAAATTTCTAGTTGATCTTAAATATGTTTTTGTCATTTTCTTTTCCCTTTTGTTATGGGGGCTTGCGCCCCCTGTTTGATTTACCACAATTTTTTTGAACCTTTTAAATCGTGGGCCTTCCTTAGTTCCGATCTTTTTTCATTTTTGTTGAAGATCTTCTCTAATTCTTTTAAAACTTTTGGATCATTAAGCTTTTGAAAATTTATAGCTTTTGTAAATCCAAACGGATCATTTATTTTTCTAGTCATTATTTTACCAATCCTTCCAGTTCATTCTCTAAGTCATTAATTATTGACCAAACTTTTTCAGCTTTTTGATCATCTTTTATTTCTGTATTAATTGGGCCTTTGTAATCCTCAATCAATTCTAGAAATTCTTTTATTTTTATAGTTTCCATATTTTCCCTTTTGTTGTGGGGGCTTGCGCCCCCGTTGTTGTTAAAGTTCGCTAGCATGATCACACACACCAGTCATTGAGTGATATGGCTCAAAATACATTCCGTAAGTTTCCATATCTTTTTGAAGGCCCTCAATTGCCTTTTCTTTATTTAATACCCCGTAGCCCGTACTGTCTAAAAAATAATCTTGTGAAGGCAATCCGTCTATTGAGTAGTAAAATTTGTTGTTGTAATTTTCATCAATTCCAAACTGAACCCATTTAACACCAAACTCATCTGTTTGTTTTAGGTTGTCCCCTTTTTTCCATTCGATCCAACCAGTGTAATGTTCATCATCAACCCATTTTTTATAATCTTCTTTTGCAATATTATCCGGGTATCGAATATCACAAAGTACATAAAATCTTTTATCGTCAATTTTTTGTACTCTAATATTTTCAGCGTGTTCTTGATTATCTTTTACAAGTTTGATCATTATTTTTTCTAATCTTTTTAGTGTTAGTTTTTTCATTGTGTTTTCTCCTTATGCTACTTTTTGATTGTTTAGTTTATCGATTAATTGAGCATACTCTTTAAGTATGCTCAACGCTTGTTTCTTAGTCACTGGTTTATCCAACTCTGAACACATTAGCGGACAGTCTTCTCTGTGGTTAAGACCAAAAACCGCGTGACCAATTTCATGAAAGACCACATGTCTTAAATAGTTTGTACTTTCATTGATAGCTTTTTCAGTTATCCAAATTTTTTTATCTGACATTCTACCAACACCCAAAACTTGTTCATGACCTTTTTTTGCTGTTCCAATTCGAACATCAATTCTAGGAAGATCAATTCCAAAATTTTTTGCTTCATAGATTAGATCAATTACTTTTCTTCTTTTTGTGTAAGTGTCTTTGTTCATATCGTTGTTTTTTATTTTTTTTGTGTTCATTGTGTTTCCTTTGTTTGTTGTCTTATTTTTTCTCATAAAGATAAGATAAACCAAGACAATTTTTTTTAATACCGTCAAAGTTGTCGCACCCCCAAATTAATTTCTCGTGTAAGTTGTGTTGTTTTTTTACAACATTTATTGTAATTAAATCACATGGCTAACCCAGAAAGTTTATTTTGGAAAAAAATCAAAAAGGAATTGTCAGAAAAGGGATATTTTTTAAAGAGTGTTGAAAATCTAAAAG